ACCATCGGCTGATGGTAGTGACCGACTAAGTAGAGGTGGCTATCCCCGCTGGTCATGAAGCGGTGCAAGTTCTGCGCGACCGTCCCCTTCGTCCTGGCGCCGCCTACGCCGTGCCACATCTGGATCTTGAAGGGCGTGTGCTCACCGTAGTGGACGTCGATGAATTGCTGACCGGCGGAATAGGGGATGCGGAGGAGCATGGAAATCAAGTGCCCCGTATCCCCGAAGGAGGGGATGCCGCGGCGCTCATGGTTCCCGCCCACATACCCGAGCACGCGGTGACGGAGCGGGCTGAGGATTTCCACGAGCTTGTACACCTGGGATTGCGGATCCCCGAGCTGTTCGAACGGCGACCCAGGGGAATGGCTCGCCCACAGATCCGCCATGTCGCCGCCAAACAGGCAGAAGCGATTCGGCTCGGCTAGGATCCAATCCCGATATTCGATGACGCGTTCCAACTTGCAGGCAACGTGACCGAATTGGAGATCGGTGATGTGGATGAGCGTGATGCCGTCGCGGTATGCTTTTGTGTCGGGGACCGTCCACGACAAATATTTGGTCTGATGGCCGTACCGCATGCCCTTTTCAGCCTTCAGGACATCCGGGGGTTGGAGCTTCCAGATTTTGTCGAGCACATCCTGTGCGTCTTCGTTCTCGATCCGAGGAGTGGGGGCCATGAATTAGATCCTTGTCGCGTTGAGGCGCGCGTTCAGTCGGAGCCAGCGCATGAAAGTACGGCTGCGTTCGCGGTGTTTGTCGGAATCGACCCACCGCGCGTTGCGTGCCTTCCCTTTTGCTGACTGGTTGTATTTCCGACAAGCCGCCTTCCCTCTTGCCGATTCGTTGAACCGCCGCCGAGTCGCTGTGCCCTTCTCACCCTGTTGGTAACGCTTCCGACACGCTTTCCCTTTCGCCGACTGCCAGTACCTCCTGAGCGTTGCCTTCCCACGCGCCGACTGCCGGTACCGTTTGTGCGTCGCCTTCCCTTTCTCGCTCTGCCAGTACTTCCGCCGCTGTGCCCTACGCCGCGCTTCGGAGATCGGCGCAGAGCGAGAGGATTTCGTCGGCGTAGGCTTGCGGGATCGGTGCTTGCCAATTCCCTTGCCCCCCGTTGTACGCCGCGCACGCTTTGTGCTCATGGCCGCCGCTCCATTGCAGCAAGTACCGCAGGTACTTCCCTCCCCAAAACAGACTGTTCTCGGGCACGAAGAGGAGTTCCGGCTCACCGCGAAACCCGAACTGGAATGCGGTGGTGTACATCACTTGCATCAAGCCATAGCTCGATGCGATCCGCCGCGGGATCTTCCCCTTCCATTCCGGCTTCCCTTTGAGGTAGCGGTTGTAGAATCCTTCCTCGAAGCGGAAGGCATCGGCGCGCGAGAGATAGGAGACGCCATTGATCACCTTGCGCGTCTCCTTGATCGTGATCGCCTCCACCAAGTCAGGATCGAGACCGAGTTCGGTGCTCACCTTCACGATGAGCGCGGCGTAATCCGTGCGACGCGTCACAGTAGTCGTCATGGTTGTGTTGGAGGAACGGTGTGCAGATTGCGTGCCTATTGCCCAGGGGTGAGGAGCGCGCGGGCGAAGGCTTGGCACGTGAGGCAGAGGCCGACGTGTTGATCCACTGGCAACGGATTCCAACAAACATCTTTCCCGTTTGGCTTCGCGGTGCAGCGTGCGACGTAACGGGTCCGACCGAGACGTGAGCGGCGCCGCTTCGGGAGCAAGTGACCACGGCGCGTGATCGCCGAGCGCCGGAAGATGCCGGGTACCAACATGACTATTCCCCTTCCCCTTCTTCGCTGCCTTCACCCTTCGCCTTACGTTTGCGGACGTTCACGTAGGTGTAGGGAGTTTTCTTCGTGCAGGCGTCGACCGTCTCGCCCGCGACCCCGGCGAGGATGAGCGCGGCACGATCGATGTGGGAATTGTGCGAAGGGACGACAGTCGCCGAGTAGTCGTCAAACTTCATCTTCTCCTCGCCCTCGCCGAGCATGAGATCGATGATCTGTTCGTCGAGCTTCTTGATAATCTCTTCGTCAGACTTCTTGCACCGTTGAAGGCGGTAACGTTCGGCCACCAACCCATCGATTTGTTCGCGGACATCCATGTCAGTGTTCCTTCCGAATGTGCTGTTGCTCGCCGTGTGCGATGTTGATGAGGACGTCGACGTCCAGGTCCAAATCGTCGCGCCTCCCCATCGGCACCTCGCACAGATAGGTGATCACCCGAAGGGCAAGCGCGGTGTTGTCGTTCAGCCCGTACCCGTGTTTGGAGAGGAGCTGTTGGATCGCGGTGATCTTCCCCCACGCGGTACCCCGATCTTCATCGGATAGCGGAACTTCATTCCCCAGGAGCGACACGCGTTCGCCTCGCTTCCCGCGCACGCTTGTTCTTCGCGCGGCGCATGCGATCCACACGACGCAGGCGAGCACGTTCCGCACGGATGACTTCGTGGATGCCGTCCGATCCGAGCTGCGTGATGTTCGAGAGGATCGATTGCAGGAGGTTGCGGATCGCGCGCAATTCGACGGCGCACTGGACAGTCGACGCGGCGTTGATCTGATTGAGTGTCCACTCTCCGTTGTCGTCGGACTCCCACGTACCCCATCCCGTGAGTGCCATCTGCTCGGTTGTCTGATGCTTCTTCGCCATCTATAGCTCCGACCATCGCAATCCCGTATCACCCTTGCATGAGATCGGGATCGCAAATTTCCACGGTGCCTGTACTTCCCACAGAGCGCTGTGCATGATGCGATCCACGTCCTCATACGCATCCCATTGGAATTCCACCCACAAGGCATCGTGAATCTGAAGCAGGACTTCGACCCACACCCCTTTCGCGCGGAGGGCGGCGAGCTTGCGATCGACCACCGCCATCCATCGCTTCACGATCCCTTGCGCGCCGGATTGGATAGGCGTCGCTTGCGCTTGGCGCAACGCTTCCGATCGGGTGTATTCATCGACTGCGTTGACCCCTTCCAAGTAGCGGAGGCGATCCCACATGTCGCGTACATACCCGTGAATCTGCGCTTGCTGCTGTTTCCCTTTCAGGTACGCCGACGCTTGGGGATACCCCTCGTGCCACTTCTCCAGCACCTCGCGGCACATGCCTTTCGTCCAATGCGTCGCGCCGTTCTTGTGGAGCTGATCGCACAACCCGAACTCAGTCATGCCCATGAGGATGCCGAAGTTGACGGCCTTCGCCGTGTAGCGCTGTTCCTTCGCTTCCCCTTCCCCGGCATCGACGCGGCGCGCCAAATCTTCGGGTGGGATGTTGTAGATGATGTTCGCGGCCGTCAGGATGTGCTTATCCGCGCCGCTCGCGAACTCTTCGAGCATGGTCTCGTCGCCCGAATCGATCGCCAGGGTCCGCATCTCGATTTGGTCTAAGTCCCACTCACCAAACAGGTGACCATCCCGCGCCATGAACCCGTGCCGAATCTTCTTGTGCCGCTTGCCGTGTTTCGGGAAGGCCAGGAGGTTGGGTTCCTTCGCCGCGAGTCTGCCTGTATCGGTGCGAGTGAGGAGGATGTTCGGGTAGAGGATGTTCTGCTCGTCGAGGAATTCTTCGATCTTGTCCGCGTACGTCCCCTTCAACTTGACGATCTGCCGACCCTCAAGGATGAGATCCACCGCACGCCGCTTTTCGAGCGGGATATCGAGGTTCTTGCTGATGCTTTCGAGGAGCTTCTTGCTCGTCTCGGGGCGCGGCTCCTTCTTCGCACTCCCCTTCGTCTTCTTCTTCCACGGCAACCTGAGTTGCGAGAACAACCACTCCGCCACCTGATCGCCGCTCGACGGATTCACCTCCCACCCGGCCATCTCGTGAATCTGCCGTACCGTCTCGTCGTATTCCCGTTGGAACGTCGCCGACAGATCCTTCATGTACGGGAGATCGACGAGGATCCCGGTCTCCTGCATCCGACCGATCATCGGAATCACCGCATGGTCTGCGGTGAGCGGTCCCTCCAATCCCCGCGCGGCGATTTGCTGATCGAGGTAGGGGTTGATGCGGAGGGTCGCATCAGCGTCGGCCGCCGCGTACTGGATCGCCTCATCGAGCGGTACATCGTCGAGGGTCGGCTCCGCCATCTCGCCAACCATGTCGAAGTCGTCTTGTAGAATTTCCCGCGCCCGACAATCCTTCCACCGAGCGCGGAGCGGCTTCTTGGCGTCGACCTTCTTCAGCATCCGCTCAATCAACCGGCACGCCTTCTCGACATCATCCGGTTTCGGCCCCGGCGATCTCGGGATGGACGCGATGACGTCGCGCAGCCATTCATCCGCGATCCGAGCACTCGCGACGCGGGTCAAATCCTCGTAATCCCGCATCTCCATGCCCGCGTGCCGATACGCCAATGCCTTCAACCCTTGCGGCTCCAAGCCAAGCAGGTACGCCTTCACCATCGTGTCGGTGATCTCGACGTTCCACCCGAGGAGATCGACACCCATCGAACGCAAGACGGGTAAGTCGTGCAGCGCGTTGTGCAGGATGACCGGCGGCCGTGTGTCTTCCAGCTCGCATGCGAATATCTCGCGGCACGCAGTACGTACTACTCCCCCTACGCCGGGTTGCTGTGAATAGCTCAGACACCACGGGCACTTGGCACTCCCTTCGGTATCGATCGCGATCGGCATGAAGGGAATGAGGCGTTCAGCCCCTTCCACTTCGTAATAGATGGGATTCGGGTATTCGTCGCCAGGATGCAGGGGCAGGAGGTTGCGCCACAGCATTTGGAGCCGGTGCATGTCGTACACGTACCGCGACATCATCGTTGGCGAACGGAAACCCGAGGCCGGGTGATAGCAAATGAACACGGTGCAGGGGATGGGTTCCTGCACGCGATACGCGAGACCGTGCTCGGTATCCATCTCGACGTCGCGCCCGAGCATGAACTTCGCGGCGTACCGACCGAGGCACGCGACGATCCGCGGTTGGGTCGTCACCAATTCGTCGAGGAGGAGGGGCGCGTATTGGGCTATTTCCTCATCGGTCGGGTCGCGGTTATCGGGCGGGCGTTCCTTGTAGACGTTGGTAACGTAGCACTCGTCGCGGGCGGGGAGGATGTACCCGTCAAGGAAGCGGTTGAGTTCTTCGCCAGATTTGCCGCAGAAGGGGATCCCCTCCTGCATCTCATTCCACCCTGGCGCCTCGCCGATGAACATGAGATCGGCGGGCTGTGGTCCGTGACCGAAGATGATCCTACCCATTGTTGTCGTCGAGAACGATTTGCTTTTTGAGGAGTTCGACGGTGTTCTGAAACGCCCGCTCCAAGAGTTCAGGCGAGAGGATGAGCGGATACACGCTCCCGCTCCGCGCCATCCCCGCCATCACGCAGTCGGCGATGAAATCCAGCACATCGATCAGGTTCACGTCGCCGGGGATGCCGTCTTCTTGGAGGAGATGGTGACGGTTGATCCGCCGATGGTGATCCCACCACTCGGTTCGCTGGAAGCCGGTAACGAAGTCGCGATGGAAGGTGTCGATGTCGGTGAGCTTGTCGCGATCGTGGTCGAGCATCGCCTTCGCGAGCCGCGCCGAGAAGAATTGCATCGCCTCCTGAACGTCGCGGATGTGCTGCTTCGAGCTGGCGAGGAGGGTTTCCTTCGACACGTTAGCGAAGTCGCACGTGCGCGTGTCGGCTGTTGGACTCTTGCGAACGCGAATCATGATGGGCCGTCCTTATCCGTTGGCGAGTATGAGGAGGAGTTCCGCGTGGCAGGTATCCGGCGCGCACCAACACGCCAAATCCTTACCGCGCAATTCATGGATGTGTTCGAGGAGGTGTTGCCCGTCGCCCGTCATCAACCATTCGGCGTGCTTCTCGATCGCCTCCTCGCGTGTCGGGACGAAGGCGACGTCGCAGGAGGCATGCGGGAGATGGGAAAAGGGATTGCCCCACTTCGTTGGGCGCCCGACGTAGACCGCATCGCGCGGGCATTCCGGATCGCGCTTGTTCCAGACTCTAGGCACGTCATATCTCTCCGCTCACAAGCATATCGAGTACGTCGAACCCGTTTTCGAGAAGCGAAGCCGTGACGTTGATCACGTTCTTCTCATCTGACGCTTCGTCGGTCGCGGACCACGCGAGAGGGACACGCGTGCCGGACAACGAATCCGTTAAGAACGCGACATAGGCGTGTGTCGTCGGCAAGTGCTCGACTTCACTGAGCACGTATGCCCGATCCTTGAGTGCCGCGACCGAGGGGAACACCGCGCGCAGCAACATGGATACGGTGATCGCGACCTTCTCAGGGGTTGGTGCGGTGGAGAGCGTAGGCGCCGCTAGGGTCGCCAGGGTGGTCGCGATAATCCCTTTGATTGCATCTCGTCGATTCATCTCTGCCTCCGGTCCCGGCAATGTTTGATGTTGAGGATGGCGCTGATCTGTTTCTCGCTCACCCACCCACGTTGACTGGCTTGGTCGTAGATGGAATCGAGCGTGCCGCACGCCCAATCGAAGGCGGAGGATTCACGCATCTCTTCGATCAGCTCGATTGCATGCTGCGCGCGGCGGGTGCCAGGGTCCGCGTCGGATGTGCTGCGGGTGAGATCGATGCCCATTACTTGCACCCCACCATGCCTCCGATCACGTCAGGGATGATGAGTCCCCAAATCATGAGAAGGAAGGCGATAAGTAAGCTCGCGAGTAGTGCGAAGCCGAGAAGCATGAGGCACGCACCGGCGAACGCCGCGGCAATATCTCCAAGTGTCTTCAACATGCCGGGATCGCTGTGCAGAGGGCGTGCCTATTTTGGGTGAGGACTCACCCAATTCAGGAAGAAAGGGAAGGAGGGGTTGACCGATCGCTCCACGGTGATCCGAACACCATGCCGCGCTGTGCATGGGCGACGTGACCTTCTAGGGCGAAGATGCGCGCCGCCTCCCAGTACTCAGATCCGTGTCTTCCCGGCCAACCCTTTTCTGACTAACCGTTGCCTTGTTCATCCAACTTGAGGAACTTCCTCCACCATCGGATGTCTTCCTGAAAGTCCTTCTGACGCTCCGCCAGAATTTCGGGCGGTGTGGTTTCGAGGATCCGAAGCCAGATCCGAAGGATCAATTCGATGATGATGAGAGCTTGCGGCATGTCTCACAGAACCTCGCCCACGGTCGGTTCCTCGTTGGACGTGTCATCGCTCGGATCGTCGGCGATCGGTGTGAACGGCACGGCCGGTTTCTCGAACTGATCGCCGTACGCCGCCGCGAGTTGATCCTGGGTGGCTGCGTCGAAGCGGTGGCCGAAACCGAAGAGCAATGCCCAATCTTCGTACGTGCCGCCAGCCGTGTTGATGAGTGCCGTGATGAGTGCGACGATGACTTGTACTTGTGTGGTGTCCATGATGATTTAATCCTCTTCTTCTTCTTCTTCCTCTGTTATCTTGGAATTCGGCGCACGTTCCCAGGTGCTGTTGCTGGTGCGCCGAGAACTGCGAAATCGAAAGGGGCGGTGGAAGTGCTGCACCCCACAGCGTTGCAGGCCCGAAAGACCACGGTATGCGTGCCCGTCGGTTGCGGCGGGATCACGCGATAGGTCGACACGCCGTTGACGACGATGGCGATCGGCGGGACGTTGATGGAGTTCCAGGGACCGCTATCGTAGGACGCTTCAAATCGCGTCACGACGTACTCGGCGAACTCAACGTCTCGATAGTCAAACCCAATCGCATCGTTTGGGCCAATCACGGGCGCTTGCGCGAAAGCAATCGATGTAGAGAGCGCGAGGAACAGAGGCACGAGGATCGCGAACTTCCGGCGCCCCGTCCATGTGCGACCCGTGATCCCGAGCGGCGCGACCGGCCCGCTGTTCCCGGCATACGTGCGGAGGAGGACGTTGAGCACAAAGACGACGAGTACGACGATCGGCATGTACCGATCCGCAATCAGATCGGTGAACTCCGACGCCTCGAAGATGGTGATCAACGCGCCCAAGAAGTTGACCCAGAAGGTCTTCGATCGATAGAAGGCTTGCGTTTCCATTGTTGTGTTTCCTTTACTTTCGCCGTTTGTTCGCCCTCTATCTTACCGCAGGGTTCCAATGATCACGTAGGCTTCGCGCGGCGCCCGGTAGGATTGGCCCGCATCCAAGCGGTGGTGCTCGATCACCTCCCACGTCAGCGGATCGTAGATATCGAATTCCACATTCCGCCGCGCGGTGATATGCACCTCCCCGATCACCCCGCCGACCGCTTCGACGAACCGATTGCCGCGGGTCGTGGCGTAGTCAAAGATGAGACCAGGGTTCATGTCGTACTTGCCTTCGAGCGAGCCTTGGAAGGGATGGCCGTTCCAATGCCAATTCTTCTTGTCCCATTGCGGGAGATCGGCAGGCAGGACGTCGATCATCTTGTTGAAGCTCCGGAGTACTGCATCACTCGCCGAGTGCTGCCACACATCGCCCTTCCCGGTCCGCGCGGCGTGCCCGCCGCCCCAAATCCCGGCATCGGTGTGATAGGTATAGGTGCCCATCTTCGAGATGTAGGAGACGATCGCATGCATGACGATGCGAAGCGGGTCTTCTTCGGGTTGCACACTCGATTCAGGGCCGATCGGCTCATCGTTCGCGCCCAAGGTTGGCATCACTTGCTCGTTGTGTACCCAAAACGGATATTCCCAGGGCTGACGCACCGGCCGCCATCCACGCTGCGATCGATCCCGATCGAGATGGACCGTCCCCACGTCAGCGCCGAGACCGCGGTAATGAGCACGCGCGCCGAAGGCCCACTGATAGTCGGCGGGTAGGTCAGGGTCGTAGGCGCGGCGATGCGCTTCGTCGCCGTAGCTATTCGGGTCGAAGCCAGGAGAGGTGACCGCGCCGAGGATGTTGGGGCGCCCGGCTTTGAACCGCCGGTACATCTCTCTGAGATCAGCCGTGCCTTGCGGATGAGGATAGCCCGCCCACGGTGCCTCGTTCGCCATCTCGACGAAGAGGATCTTGTGCTCTCTTCCCGCGAGCAATTCGACGTAGCGATCCATGAGCACGAGCCGCTGTTGTTGTGACGTCGAGAAGGCCGGGATGCACAGGACCAATTCCGTTCGCATGCCGCGATCGAAGGCGGCGTCGATGAACCCTGTGACGGCTTCCTCCCACCCTGGCGCCCACGGATTCACTTCCCTGTCATCCCAGGGCCAACCGCCGATCTCGCCGAACACACGCACCGCATTCACCCCGCCCGTTGCCAAGTAATCGAGGTTGGCGATCGTACGGGCGCGATCGTGTTGCATGCCCCACACGCCCCAAAACAGCGATGCCCCGACCCCGAGGAAGGGACCGTCATCGTCGGCGAACGCGGATCCGGCGGCATGCACCACGCCGCGACGCAGGCGAACCGAGCGCGTCAACTTGACGTCGCGATGCAAGTGGCGATCGAGGGTGATCGAGAACTCCGAGAGGTGATACCCGTCCTTGGAGATTCGCACGGTATACGTCGCGGGCGCGAGTTCCGTCTCCGCGAATCCGAAGGCGTTGGTCGTGAGCTGCGTTTGCCCGACTTCAACCGTCGCGCCTTCGATGTACGCCCCCGTCATCCCGTTCTGACCCACCACGATCGAGAATTGGTACTTCGAGGGTGTCGGTGGGTCCGGTGGGTTCGGCGGCTGTGGAGGTGGATTGCCGCCACACCCGAATGACATCACCACACAGATGAAGGCAAAGATGAGCAGGAGGAGGATAGCCTCGTTGGTACGAATGCGGCGGCGTGTCATGACAGGAGCCTTTCGATCACGAATTTGAGCAATGCGGTGTGCGACGTCGGATCGCTCTCCGGCAGATTCTTCGGGAGGATGAAACGGCCGTCGCGCGTCGCCCAACTCTGCACGATCGTTCCATCCCACTTGCCGAGTGAGCGAGCGTGGCCGAACCACGTTTTGGCATCAGCGACGTACTGCTGATCGGAGAGACCATCCCGCGCGTTGACGACGTACTGCAACGCGATCTGCCGGTCGTCGCACATCTCGCGGAACTGTTGGAAGGCGCGCGGCGTGAGTGCGGACCGCTGCCCTGGGTCGACATCGAGGCGGAGCCAGGACGGACGGCACCCACGTCGATCGAACTCGATGAGGCGCCGCCGGATGTCTTCGACCGATTTGAAGGGATACGCGGCGAACACCCCGATCAGAACGTCAGGGAGGGTGCGCTTGATGAAGCGGCACCGATCGGCGAAATCATCAGGGTCGATCTCGTGGAAAACTTTGTCGTAGGTGACGAACGATAGCTCGTTGCCCGCGGAGACCAAGCGGGAGGCGACGTGAACGACATCGACCGCCGCGCCATCGGTGCCTAGCTCGATCTTGATGCCCCATTCCTTCAATTTCCGGAATGCGAGGGCATCCACGAATCGCTGATAGGTATTCCCCTCGACGCCGGTCGTGAAGTCGAGGAGATTGCCGAGGCCGAAGTGGATGACCGCGACGCGATCCCGCACGAACTTCGACCACAGGTTGTCTTCGGTGAAGAGCTGCATCCAATCCTCGGATGCGGGTGACGGGCCGAACGCGACCACGCGCGGCGGTTGTTCTGGCGTATCCATGTGCGTATCTCCGTGCGGGGCATCCGCATGATCCGAATGCGGCGTGTCCGCATGATCGCTGTGAGGGATGTCGGCGTGATCACTGTGCGGCGTATCCGCATGATCCGCGTGATCGGTGTGTGGTGGCGTGTCGGGGATGGATAGATCCTCGCGCACCGAACCGATATCGATCGTGTGCAAGAGCGGTTCGCCGCGGGACGTGGAGCCGACGAGCACGAGGCGCGACCCGTAGATCCCGAACGCGGGATTGTGAAAATCCCCCGTGCGGAAGCGGTACCCGAAGCGACTCCCGATCGGACGGATCTTGTAGCCGCCGCTGTAGGCGGTCATGACCCAATCGCCCGCCACCCAGATCGCGTACTCCGTCAAATCGAAGCTCACGAGCTGGTTGTCGACGTAGGCTTCGCGATCGTAGATACCGACTGCCTTGATCCACGCCGCGTGTTGATCGGTGAGCGCGAGATCCATGATCGGCGCGACGACGATGAACTCCTCTTCGATCGTGAGTCGCTGATTCGAGGGATCGGTGTAGGCGAGCCGGTTCTCGGAGACGGCGACGCGGCCGGATTGGAAGCTCCGCTCGCGGACGGCATGACGGTAGAGATGCGTGCCGTCCGGCCGCCACCCCACCCATCGCCCCGATTCGAGGCAATGGATCGTGTTGTAGGCAATCTCGCTCAGGATACCGACGTCCATCGTCTCGGTATCGAGCGCCATCGTGCGCCCGTGCTGGCCGAACTCGATCCCGTAGGCGATGCGGTTGGGGCCAACCCATCCCGGCCCGAAGCCACGGAGCTGTTCGCCCGCTACGATGACCGGGGTACTGTTGACCGCGACGAGACCGAGGCCCGTGCTGACGCGATCGCCGCGGCTATTCAGTTTGGGAAACCATCCGTAGGACATGATGCGGTTACCTCCGCGGTAGAGATGGACCCGCCAACCGCTCGACGTCGCGGCGCGCTTGCGACAATTCGTTATCTTTGCGCGCGAGTGCCTTCGTGACGTTGGCGAGGCGGATGCTGAGATCCACGATCTGATCGGTCAGCTCGTGAACGAGGCGCCGCACCCCTTCGGGAACACGCTCGGGCACGTCAGTCGGCGGGAACGGCCACCCTGGCGCCGCGATCGGTGCCTCATTCCTCGCTACTGAAAGCAGCGACGATTTTGCGCGCCGTGTCCTTGCCGATCCCTGGGAGCTTCGAGTAATCCTTTTCCGAGGCATTGCACATCTCCTTCACTGAACTAAAGGCGCCCGCGATGATGGCGCTCCGCTTGACTTCGATGCCGGGCAGCTCCGCGGCGACCCGCCGCTTGAACGTTGGACCCTGCCGCAACAAACTCACGCCGCCGCCGCGTTCCTTCCTCACTTGCTCCGATAGACGCTCTTGGGTAGATTTGTCGAGGGCGAGGATCGATTCATGCGCCTCTTCGCCTTCTTGCCACCATCGATACATCGCGGCAACAAGGGCGATGGTGGCGTCGCGATTCACCGTCGTCCGCACGCGGATGTTGGCGCGCTCTTGGATCGTGAAGAGGAATTTCTCGAACGCGGAATACTGAAAGCCTCGCGTTTGCGATCCCAACTTCGCCGCCGCCCAGAACCGCCCTTTGACGTAGTGTTCGAGGATCCCTTCCTGTCCTGGGCGCCCGACTTCCTCGACGATGAGATACGTGCGGTCGTAGGTATTGACTAGCCCGCGCGCCTTCGTCGCTAGGGAGCCGTTCTGCATGGATTGGAGGACGTCATTCACTGTCTTGATCTCCACGCCGACGCGGATCGGACACTCGATGCCGAATCCAACCCACTCGCAATCCGGTCCGCCCTCGCCGTATAGGTCGGGGCGATCCCATCTGAGTGTGGTGAGCGCGGTTGGAATCCCGAGCGCTTCAAACGCGGGATAGAGATCCGCCGAACCGATGCGTCTATCGACCAGTAACGACACCGTGTATCCACCCCAGGACGAAGAGAAGCGCGTAGAACACGATGACGTACGTGACAGGAGAGAGACGCGAGCGCATACCTAGAACCCCAAGGTGAAAGGCCACACACAGCCCATCACGGTAAAGAACATTCCCAACGCCATCGTGTCTTCGTCAGCGGCTTCGTACCCGACCAGCACGAGCATCATGCCGTTGAGTTGCATGACGAGCGTGGCGTAGTGGAACGGATCCATCGCTATTCCCACATATCCGGCGTGCTGTCCGGACGGCAGACCAATGCCACGAGTTGGAAGTTGATGTCGGCGTTCGACAACACCTCGCCATCCGCTTCCGGATTGGTCGCGCAATCGGTGATGATCGCGCGGAATCCAAGATCCCCATCGGCGCGCTCGACGAACGGGACGCGCGTCAGCTCGACGCTCGCGTGGGTGATGTACTGCACATCCCCGTACCCGGCGCGCTCAAACCGACCCGTCTTGTTCTCGCCCTGGTATTCGGCCCGCTGGCGATGGTTGAGGATGACGTTTGACGACGCGCCCAGGGCGCCGTAGAGGAAGCGCTCGAACTCGGCTTTCACTGGCCCGTAGTGTTCCTTCGAGACTTGCTGAATCTTCCCGAATCGCGCGATCCTCAAAATTTCCCACCACCGCGTGGCGGTATCGAAGACCACCGTCCGCACGCCCGCGTTGAGGGCGGCATTCCACCGTTTGACGATCAGCTCCAACGCCTTCTCAGCCTCCTCCTTGAAGGGTTTGAGCACGTCCTCGCCCAACTTCCCCTTCCCCGGCTGAACCTTCTGCATCGCGCCGGACAAATCCGCGATCACCACATCGGTGAGATCCATGTCTTTGCTCGCCTCGAAGCCGCGATCGAGGTTGATGTAGGCGATCGGCCGAGGCGCGGTGAGGGCGAAGCGAGTCTTGCCGCGCTTCTGTAAGCCATCAACCGCGAGCACCAACCTGGGGCGCGGTCGGCCATCCATTGGTTCGAAACCTTCAATCTTGACGGTCATGCCGCTAACATCCCTTTCCGAATCGCGTGATTCCGCAATCGCATCCAGTTCTCATCTAATTCCTGTTGCCCGAAGTGGAGATCCCATGCCCTGAGTAGCGGCTCGCCAAACTTCCCCTTCTCGTATTCCCCGTTCACGAAGAACGCGATCAAGGTGGCGTCGAAGAGACCCATCATCTTCAGGTAGCCCATGATCTGCATGCGCCACGCGAGGAACTTCTTGTCGGTGATCGCTTGACGGCAACTTTTCCATGAGCACTTGTATTCGAGTAGCCGGAAGGGTTCCTGTGCAGAATCCAAGCCATCAGGGGATCCCGCGATCCCATCCAAGGCAAATTCGCCAAGGCGGAAGACACCGGGCATGAGTTCCAGCAACGCATTTTCGATCGCGCGCTCGACGATGCTCCCGATCCGAACCCTCACCACATCCTTCGGATCCTCTTCGCAATCGTACGCCTCGGGATCGATCTCCCGCATGATCGACGTGATGATGGTCGACTGATGCAACCCTTCCGATCGCGGCGGACCTTGATCCCACGGGAAGGAAGCGAGCGTGATGTCGGTACGTGGAGTGACGAGCATAAAAGTGGGGGCCAACCGCCGGGAGAAGGAGTAGAGCGGCGGCGGCCCCCGCCTCACACCTCGCGAGGTGGAACGCAAGGTGGGAGGAGATGAAACCCGATATGAAATTTGGCTTACCCCGTCCTTGCGCCAACCGTCACGGGGTCACGAGCGGCTTGTATGATGACCGAGCGAGGAGGTTGGCTCGATCACCGTGGCTGATTGGGGAGAGGCAGTAAGCACCCCTCCCCAACTTTCACTATGACACGAGCGTCAATTTCTCGCCGTCGTACTCGACGACCAGGATGTTGCCATCCACTTCCTTCGGCTCTTCGGCGAACGCCTTGAGGAAGTCTTCGTTGTTCGCCCGACCCATGACCGCCTTCCAATTCGGATCGTTGGCCGCCTTCGCCACACCGTAGGCTTCGGTCGCGACCTTGGTCCGCAGAATGCTGCCCTTGGCTTGGAGCGCCGAGAGGAGGTAGGCGGCAACCTGCTCGTCGGTCACATCGCCACCCGCGGCCGGAGCTGTGGTGGCGGGAGCGGCCGGTGTCACCGGTGCGGCTGGCGTGCTCGCGGCTTGCTTGGCTTTCGCTGCGGCGGCGCCGGTGGTCTGACCCTTGCCCGCGCTCTTCGCTGCGGCGCCCCCACCCTGCCCGCCAGGGAAGGCCACAACTTTCGAGACGAGCATGATCGTGCGGTTCTTGTCGCTATCGTCGCCTTCCCGCTTCTGCTTCTGCACGCGGTTCACATGCACCTTCATGCCGTCGAAGTGATCGAGGCGATCGGGTTCCGCGACGAGTCGTGCCATGAACGCTTCCGCGGCCTTCGTGTCCTGGGCGCCGCGAATGGCGTTGAGGATCGAGGAGATGAACTTCCACGCGTTGGTCTGATCGGAGAGCTTCGCGCCATCCGTGTTGGGCACGAGACGGAGACCATCCGGCGACGGCCGCAACTTCTCCAGCTTTCCGGCGCTGTAGAACTCGTGACCTTCCTTGCCGTTCTCCATCGTGAAGGTGAGCGTCAGCGACGGCCACTGCTTGCTCTTGTCGTTCGTGTCTTCGCCGACCACGGCTCGCAAGCCTTTGATCGTGACGTCCTGATCGTCGGCCAATCCGACCGAAGGATCGAGGAGGGATACACCCTGTGTTGCTGACATGATGCCTAAACTCCTGAATGAGTGTTACCGGGTAACGTGGGTGGTGCTGTTCAACGCGCGTGCCACGTTGCTACTGCGTGACGCTCTCTTCCTCTTCGACGGGATTGTCGACATTCGGCGCCGCGTTGCCGCCCGTCACCTTCCCACGTCCGCCGCGGCTGATGCTGCCGCCCTTGCGCCCGGCCGCCCTCGCTTCGTCGCTCGTGAATTCATGCGCCACCCCGAGCTTGTGTGCTTGGATGCCGCCCTTGCGCGCCATTTCCTTCCGCTCCTCGGGGCTGAGAGCGGCGAATCCGCGCCGGGATTTGGTACGTTCCGTCATGATGCCCTGCCTTCTTGATTAGTAATCGCGGCCAACGAGGATCCGCCACGCGAGCCACAGACGCGTCGAGAACGACACGCGCTCCGGCCGGTACTCTCTGATGCACCTCGGACCAGTACGCGGAATGGCGTTGCGCGCGTAAGTGGAAGTGAGCCAGTGTCGAGTACCGTAGTACTCCAACACACGCAACCGATAGACGCGTTGTTCCTCGTGCATGCGAGGATCGACTTACACGTTCTATGCCGCGTATCCCCATTCGAGGGGGTCGAGACGGGGAGGTGGGGCAGGGATGATCTCGGCTTTCCGTACTGCCTCCCAAAACCATCGCGCGCCGAGGTGCTTGTTCTTCTGCACCCAGGCCCACTGATCATCAAGGATGAAGGTTTCGCCTTGATCGTGTGGGGCGCGCATCACGCGACCGACGGCTTGCTGCAATTCCTGCATCGCGAGGTAGAGGGGATATTCCTTATCCTTCTCTGTTCGCGCCTTCATCACGGGATCGGTCGTCACCGGGAAGGGGATTTTGAGAATGATTTGGTACTCTGCCAACGGGCCGATGAAATCGTAGCCGGTCGCGACGGACGGACTCACAAATATCGTCCCTGGCGGCGCCGCCTTGAACCGCTCGATCATCGCCGCGAGGTTGTCGCGATCGTGCGAGATCATGCGATCACGGTACTGACTCAGTTCGAGGACTTTGTTGCGGCGGCCATAGGAAATGCAGTGAATGATCCCCTTGCGATCCAACCGCGGCCCGATGATTTGGTCGCACCGATTGATCAATTGCATGTGCGTCCACGGTTGCTGCTCGGTGCGCGCGTCGAGGCGGACAGTCGGGATCCAGTAGACCGGGCGGCGCGCGACCGGGAACGAGGAGCCGACTTCATGCCACTCGTACTGATCCTCCGGTATCCCCATGAGGCTCACCGTCTTTTTGGTCATCGTCGCGGACATGGCGATCACGCGGCGCGTGTGCTTGTACAGCAAGGGTTCGGCGTAGCGCTGCGCCCACAGCGGGCAGAACTTCCACCCCTGGCTGTAATCGGTCTTGAAGGGCACCACAATCCATCCGGCGCCCTCGCCGTCGTCATCCTTCTCCATGCTCGCGAGCACGAAGACTTTCCGGAAGACCGCGCGGACCTTGCGATGCAGCTTGGCGTCTTCACGATTGGTCGGGATCCAGTTATCGAGCTGCCGATCGAGGATGCGGCGTTGCCCCTTCGCCCAGTACGCCCACGCGGCGATGTCTTGCTCGTTATGTGACACGCGGGCGCGGACGGTTTGCAGATCCCGAACCGTCAATTCGACCGTCATGAATTCGGCGAGGCGTTCCGGCACCGAATGCGCTTCGTCGAGAATGAGCGTGCCGAAATCCCCCAACCCCTGGCCGTACTTGTTGACCGCCATCCACATCGCGTAGTTCGAGGTGACGAGGGGTTTCTGTTTGGCTTCATTCACCCCGTCGTAATAGAGGCACCCGCCGCCCAATTTCAGTTCGCAGGGGACGCCGCTATGGCACGGGCCGTCCTCGCACGATTGGAAGTTCTTGCCATCTTCCCCGTAGTGTTCGAGGATGCCACCGGGCGCGAGCGCGAGGCATTGATAGCTGTTCTGCCCCTTGATCTGCACCATCCCGGCCGCCTCGAAGTCGCCGACGTACTGCTGCATCAAGGGCTTGGTGCCGGTCAGGGCGATGGTCCTCCCGCCCGCGAACATCGCGCACCCCACGGCGTACAGGGATTTCCCGCTGCCGACCGGCATCACCGCGCACATGAACCGTTTGCTGGTATCGAGCGTGCGCTCGATCGCCGTTTCCTGCTCGGGGCGCCAGGAAGAGAAACCGGGGATGCCGATGTCGAGAGGAAGAGGAAGCGACATAGCTGTTACCCTTGATGCGAAGCAGGATCGCGCGACATGACCGAATTACAGTGGATGCACCGCGCGACCTTCGTCTTGCTTTCCCACCGGCACCACAAGCACCACCACTTCATGGCTATCTCCTATCCATCAACTCTTGGAGCACCTTGCGGTAGCACTCACTACACACGTTCTCGTACGTGGCGCTGATCGGCGTGCTGTCGACCGGCGCGCCGCACCGCGGTTTGCCATTGACGCTCGCGTGCCGCCACTGACTGGTATCTGGCGGCGGCATGTCATTCGTCAGCGCCGGACGATCCAACGCCACGCGTGCCCGCCTCGCCACCGCTGCCCGTCGACGTGTTCGCATCATCGGTAACATGTCCCCTCTCCCTTCTTCTCTCGTTTTCCACTCGTGAGTGTTCCGCGCGATCACGCAGAGC